GGCAGGCGCAAGGGCCATCGTGTTTCAAAGGCCAGTCAGCCATCGCTATCTCCCGTGCCCAACACGGCGGTCAACAAGACCGCCCGCAAGCGTCATCCATTAATCGTTTGCCCGTATGGGCGGCTTGTTACCTGGGGCGTTCACGCTGCACCCCGCTTCTTCAGTTCGCGCTCGATGTACCAGCGCGCCTTTTTCAGGTCCTCGATGGCGTCATGCTTGAGGTCGGCGCGCCAGATGTACTTGATGGCATTGCCGAGGTTGAAGCCCATGTGCTCGGTGATCTGAACGCACTCGATGCCGCTCGGGTGGCTGGTGTAGTGGGGCGGGTGGTCGACGGGGTCGATGATCGCGTTCATGCCGCACTCCGCTTCATATACCGCCGATGCGCAACCATGCTGGCGGTGATGCCGAACGGCCCGCCCATGAGGTAGGCGATGATCTGGCTGGTGTTGGCCTCGGGCATGAGGCGATACAGGATCAGGTGCCCGCCGCCGATGGCGAAGCTGGTCATGAACGCGGCGACGTAGTGGCCCTGGTTGACGTTCTGGCTCTGGAACCCGAGGGCGAACACGCTGACAAAGCAGCTGACGAATAGGGCGAGTTCGGTCATTACTTCGCCCTGTGCCGTGTGATGGTCATACCGTTACGCTGCTCGACCGTGGTTTTGCCATTGGCGTCGTCGCGCACGACGGTCAACCCTGCGTGCGGCGCAGCCTGGTTAGGGGGGGAAGCGGGTGCGGCCAGTGCGGCGGGGGCGATGAAGCCGGTGCCGTCGAACCAGGCCTTCACTTTCATGTGCTCGACTTCCACCTTTGCGCTGTTGATGATGGTCTGGGCGACTTCGGAGACGGCTTTGGCGCGATCGATGTCGAGCGGGTTTTCTTTGTTGCGCAGGCCTTCAAGGGTGGCGAACAGGTGTTCGCGCAGGTCGTTGATGGTGTGGCTCATGGCTGTTGTTCCTTTCTGGTGCGGGTTGCGATTCGTTTGGTGATTGCGCCTTTGAGGCGGATGACCTGGCGCAGCTCTTCCGGATAGTTGTGCACGGTGTTGCGCGCCATCAGCTCGCGGCGGTGGAGGAGTTCGAGGTTTTCCACCCGGCGGCAGTCGGTGACGTCGCCGTTCTTGAACGAGACGACGTGGCCTTTGGGGACGGGGCCGTGCGCGGCTTCCCACGTCAAAACGTGGACGAAGCGCCAGCGCTTGTAGAAGGTGGGCTCGTCGCTGACCTTGCGCTGGATGTAGCCGTCCTTGGTGACGCGCTCGCTGCCCACGGGGAGGTAGCGGGCGAGCGCGACGCCGTGGCGGCATCCGGGCTTGAAGTGGGTCTCGGCGCTGCGTCCGCCCGCCTGGTAGTGCTTGCCTTTGTTCCACGTCGCCTGCCCGGGCATGAACCGCCCGGTGTTGGTGACGCCTTCGGGCTTTTTCAGGCCGATCACGTTCAGGCGGCCTTTGATGCTGCGGCGTGTTCTGCCCATGCGCCTGGCGATTTCGCCCGCGCTGAGGGTTTTGTAAAGCTCGGTCAGCTCGGCGTCGGCTTCGGGTGTCCAGCGCTGGATCATCGTGCGTTCACCCAATCGAATTCAGGCCCGACGCAGCGGGCTGTGGCGGTGTTCTGGTCGTCGGCAATGCGCAGGCTGGCTTTGCCGTCGGACAGCCGCACCAGGGTGGCCGCATGCTGCCGGATGGTGGCTTCGTCTTTGGCGTCGAAGCGGATGACGTCGCGCCATGCGCCAGTGTTGTTGACCTGGAGTTTCATCGTGTTTTCTCCATCTGTTCGCCCACCGCGATGGTGTTCAGCTCGCGGATGAGGGCGGCGTGGTTTTCCTTGATGGTGGGGATGAAGATGTCCAGCGCTTGTTTGGTCAGCCCCTTGGGGTTGTTCTTATCGCGGGCGCAAGCATGGGCGAGTGAGCTGATGGCATCGCGCGCAACGCTGCTGAGTTCGCTTTTCAGCCAGTGCGGGCGCTCGCGGATGGTGTCCATCGTGTGGCGGTCGATCCCGGCGCGATTCCCGTCCAGCACGGACAGCGCGACGATGTCGGCGATTTCGGTGTGCGGCAGTTTGTTGTACTCGGCCAGGGCTTCCTTCACCCGCTTGTCGTAGTCGGCCTTGATGCGCTTGGCCTCGCGGGCGTCGGCATCGAGGGAGGTGCATGCCTTGTCGACCAGGAGTATTGCGTCGCGCAGGGTCTTGAGTTCGTCGCCGGTGAAGATGCCGTCGAGCATGTGGCCCGGCCGGGTGGCGTCTGCGCCAAGGGTGCGCAGCGCGGTCGCCGTGCGACTCAGGTGGCTTTTGAGGTTGCCGATCGGCTTGCCGCCATCGTGGCGGGCGTAGTCGCGCTGGAAGTCCGTCAGGCTCATTCCGCGCACGCCTCCGCAAACCGCTTCAGGCAGCCGTTGCGCACGCGGGCGACGGCAAAGTCCTGGTAGCAGAGCAGGGCCTTCAGGTCCTGCGGCATGGTGAGGTGGTCGGGCCAGTGTTTGCGGATGCCTTCGCAGGTTTCCTGCAGGCAGTCGACGATCTGGCGCACGTCGGCGAGGATCTCGGTGCGCTGGTCGGGCTGGCCGATCAGCTGCGGCGCGGCGTAGGTGATGCCGCCCTGGTCGTTTCTGAGCAGGTTGTTCATGCGACGACTCCGGTAAGGATCATGACCAGAAGCGCCAGCGCGATCAGCGCGGCGCCGATGCCGACGACACGGTCGCCGGGATGCGAGATTTCGTTTTGGACCTGCTGCATGGCTGTCTCCTTTTCCGTTTGCGTCGGGCCGGTTGGCCTTGGGAGATTGAAATATAGACCCGTCTATTTAGCGTGTCAATAGACAAATCTATAATTCATGGCAAAATGAAGACGCACCCGGTGTGGGTGCGTTCAAAAGGAGCTACAGATGGATCAGGTAGACAGCGGCACGCCTCGGCAGGATGCCGAAGGCGGGAAGGTGGCGATTACGTTGCGCGCTGAGACTGGCGCGCTGCAGGTGTTTCTGAAGGAGTTGGAGGCCGACCTAGCGGCTGCCCCTCAGGAGGTTCGCCAGTTGGCGCTCGACCTCCTCGATCTTGCGTCGGAACTGGCTGACATCCAGTCCAGCCCCACACCCGGGGCAGGCGTGGCCGTTCTGCTTAAACCATCGCAGTGGCTTCTTGATTTTGCCGCCGCAGTGCGGGCAGGAAATCTCGATTGGTTGGGTGTCGAGCATTCCCATAAGCGTCCTCATTAGGGTGGAGGTTATCTGGGGCTTAGAGCTTCCGGATCATGAATACTTGACGTTTGAACCCGGCCATGCCGCCGTTTCGGTTGGCCCCGTTGACTTCGAATTCGACCCAGTTTCCAGACCTAAATTCTCGGTTGGTGCAGACAAATAATCTGGCCGCGCACCACGCAGCATATTGCGGCGGTCCGAGATTGATCTTGCGAATCCTGATCGTTGCAAAGTCGAACGCGTTTTCACGGTAAAACTCTTCGATCACCTTGATGGCTTCTTCCTGTGTAATGGGTGCGCCCAAAGTAAGGCCCTTCGTTCCTTCCTGGTAGCTCGCTGGTGGGGTCTCGAAGGTTTCGAATGCGTCGGCTGCGTCTGGAATGCCGGTCACTGTGTAGGTCGCGTCGTTGATCTTGAAGATGGATACACTCTCGTGCATGCCGGATTGGGCGCCTGGCTGCTCAACCTCGAAAGCAAGCGATGAGGTGGCGGCGACCGCCAGAACAAGCGCGATGACTGCGGCTAGAGTAGTTTTCATCGGTGTTACCTTCCCTTATTTTATTTTGTGAAGCTCGAACTGTACCGCAATCATGCCGCCTTGGTCGCAAGGTGAACGGCCAGGCTGAATGCCGCGCCGGTCGCGCTTCCATTGCTGGCCAGCGCGCCGCCACAGTCGTAAACGAGGTCTTGTCGCCCTTTGATCTTGGCGGCAAACATAAACCCGCGCAGCTTGCCTGCGTCACGCAGCTTTACCAGTTCGTCGATCATTTCTCCCACGTCTTTGGGGTTGAGGTCCATCGAGCTGATCGTGCTCATTTCAAGCGACCCGCTTTTTGTGATGCCTCGCAGCAGGCTTTGCAATACCTGGCTCAGGCAGCTTGTATGGCTTGCCTTTTCTGGCGCGCACGGGCGGTTCTTCCGGTTTGGGCGGCTCTGGCGGCGGCTCGTTCGCTTCGCCATCGCGCTGGATTGCCCGGAGCCGGGCCAGAAGCGCGAGTTTGCTGCCGCCTTCTTCTTCGATCCGCTTGATCAGGCCATTCAGCTTGTCCGGCGGCAGGTAGTCGGCTACGCCCAGGATCTGCTCATCGTCTTTGGACAATGGGGACGCGCCGCCGTCGCGCGGTTCCATGACTTTCAGTATCGAAACCAGAGCGGCGTCGCTGGTGGAATAGGTCATGGGGACCATTTCGCCTATTTCGTCATCCAGCCAATCGACGCTGACTCCCAGCACGCGAGCGATCTTGACGGTGAACTCGGACCCATTGGAGTCCTTCGCCGGGTTTTCTAGATAGGCAAGAGACGGCTGCTTCATCCCGACAAGATCAGCCAGCGCCTGCTGCGTAAGCCCGGCGCGCTTCCTCGCTAATCGTAAACGCTCGCCATATTTCATGCTCTCAAGTCTATAAGCGGCTCTATTTTGATCAAAATAGAACGATCTATTGACAGCCAGGATAGATGTATCTATATTTTGGTTCATGAGCAAAGAATCTCTCCAACAGGCCGTGACACTTGCAGGCGGCCAAACTGAGCTGGCACGCGGAATACGCGAGCGTGTGGCGGGTTCAAAGGTCGGCCAGGTCCACGTCTGGGGCTGGCTGAATAAGGCGCAGTTCGAGGTGCCGCCGTCCGAAGTGGTGCTGGCGATCGCCGATTTTCTCGACTACCGGATGACCCCGCATCAGCTTCGGCCCGATCTGTACCCGAATCCGTCCGACGCGCTGCCTGCTGGCTTCTCCATCGATCAAAGCGAGGATCAGGCTGCGTGATCGCATCCGCGTTCTCGTCGCCAGCGGCCCGTGTTTCAGCGAGCGGGCCATGCTCTTTTTCCGGTTTCAACCCCCTGGCAGGCGGGGTGCTGTTGTCTGCTCATGCTGTCCTCCTCCCTTGTCAAGGCGTTATGGCCTCCCCGGACTTCGGTTCGGGGCTTTTTTTGCGTTTTTAGAGTCTAGGCGGGGTCGCATGCAAGGGTTAACACTTTATCCACATGGCATTTGCACGACGTTGCGCGGGGTGGGGTTATGAGCCGGCTTGAATCGGTGATTTTGCGGCGCGCTGGCGAGGCAAGCCACGCGAAGGTGGCTGATGCACTGGGCAAGGATGCGTCGACGGTGTCGCGGATTTTTTCCGGCGCGGTGGGGGTGACGATCAGGGATATGGATGCGTTTTTCGCTGCCCTGGGCTTGTGCGTGACGGAAATCGGCGGCGAGACGGTGTTGATCAGCCGGCAGAAATATGAGGCGCTGATGGTGCTCGCACGCGAGGCACTCAGGTTCTCGGATGAGGAGGGGCGCTGATATGGCAGACGACGTGGACCGCACGGCCGACCGGCTGGACAAGGAAGAGGCGATGCGCGATCGCGCACGGCCAGCGCTGCCCTATGAGCCGCCGCCCGGTGTTTCCGGCGACTGCGACCTGTGCGGCGAGTGGTGCGGCCGTCTGATCGGCGGGGCGTGCCCGCCCTGCCGCGACCGGCATGGGCTGCGTTGATGGCTAAGGCCATGAGCCAACCCGAGCGCCAGGCGTGGGCACTTTCCTACGCGATGCGGGCGCGGCCATCGCCTGACCTGGCGTCGCGCTATTTCGATGCGTTGAAACGCATGCTGGGCGAAGACTCGGCAGCGAATAATCAGAATACGAAGCCGGCAACGGCTGAGGGGATAGCGTGCAAGACAAGACAGACACACTGAACGCGGTGGCGTTCGATGCGATCCCCCCCACGCTGGCTGCGCGAGCGCAGTGGCTGGTGTGGCGGTTCGAATCGAAGCCGGGCGACAAGAAACCACGCAAGGTGCCGTATTACGCGGCGGGCGGCCGGCGCACGGGTGAGCAGGGGTCGGACGCCGACCGCGCAGCCCTGGTGGATCTATCCACGGCGCGCGCAGCGGTGGAGAAGGCAGGCACTCGCTGGACGGGGGTGGGCTTTGCCTTCCTGCCGGGGGACGGTCTGATCGGGGTGGACCTCGATGGGATGTTCGATCCGGCAACGGGGTTTATGACGGAGCGGGGCGCGGCAATTGTCGCGGGCTGCAACAGCTATACGGAGTTCTCGCCCAGCGGCAAGGGCGTGCACATCATCTGTTCGGGCGAGACGGAGACGTTCAAGTCGAACGAGGTGGGGGTGGAGGTGTTCTGCGGTCGTCAGTTCTTCACCTTCACAGGCCGTCGCTATCCGGGCACTGCTGCTGAGGTGAACCCGCTGCCGGAGAAGACGCTCGCGCGCTTGAAAGCTACCGTGGACAGCGGCAAGAAGCGCGCAGCCACCGGGAAGCCATCCACGGCCCCTGCGCCTGCCCTTGAGGGCCGTGCGAAGGTTGAGAGCGCATTGGCGTTCGTCTCGCCGGAGTGCGGGTACGACGACTGGATACACATCGGGATGGCGATCTGCTCAGAGCTGGGCACGGGCGCGTTCGATGTGTTCGATGCGTGGTCGGCGAAGTCGGCGAAGTATCCGGGCAGCGGACAGGTGGCGTCGCACTGGAAGAGCTTCGAGCCGGGCAAGGGCGTGACGGGCGCGACGATTTTCAAGCTGGCGATGGATGCCGGATGGCAACCCCCCAAGGCGGCGAAAGCAGCACGTGTGCGTGCGCAGCCTGGTGGGGGGGGCAAGCCTGCTTCGCTGTCTGACGATATGCCGGATTGGCGCAAGAAACTGCTTTACGACAAGGGCGACCTGAAGACGTGCCTGGCGAACGTGTACGACATTCTGCTGAACGATGAGGCATGGCAGGGTGTGGTGGCGTTCGATGAGTTCGCCCAGCGCACGGTGAAGCGCGCAGCGCCCCCGTACCAGGGTGGTGCTGCGGGCGAGTGGGACGGCACCGATGACAGCCGCACGGCGATGTGGCTGTCGCGCAAATACCGCTTTACGCCGTCTTCGATGGTGGTGGCCGAGGCGATCGAGGTGCTTGGGCGTGCTGCTGCGTTCCACCCGGTGCGCGACTGGCTGCGGTCGTTGAAGTGGGACGGCATCGCGCGCATTGATCACTGGCTGGACGACTACCTGGGGGTGCCGCGCACCGAATACACGATGCGGGTGTCCGCATGGTTCCTGCTGGGGATGATCGCGCGGGTGATGCGGCCGGGGGTGAAGTTCGATTACTGCCTGGTGTTCGAGGGCATCCAGGGGCGCGGCAAGTCGACTGCGCTGTCGATCCTGGGCGGGGAGTGGTTCGGCGATACGGACATCGATCTGCACAACAAGGATTCGATGGCGGCGCTGCAGGGCAAGTGGCTTTATGAGTTCCCCGAGCTGGGATCGCTGGCCCGCACGGAATCGCTCAAGCAGAAGTCGTTTTTGTCGCGCCAGGTGGATGAATATCGCCCGGTGTACGGCCGGCGCCAGATCAAGGTGCCGCGCCAGGGGGTGTTCGCTGGCTCCACCAACGAGTGGGAGTGGAACAAGGACCCAACCGGCGGACGGCGCTTTTGGCCAATTGAGGTGGGCGACATCGATCTTTCCGGCTTGGCCAAGGTGCGCGACCAGCTGTTCGCGGAAGCCTATGCGCGCTTCCATCAGGATGAGCGCTTCTACCCGACCGGGGAAGAGCAGCGCATTTACTTCGACCCCGAGCAGCTGAAGCGCGAGCAGGGGGAATCGCTGGTCGACGCGCTGCACGATTGGGTGTTCGACCAGTACGACACGGCAATGCACCCAAAGCCATTCTCGGCAGCCATGGCGGCCTTTGAGGGGCTGAAGATGGACGCCAGCAAGCTCACCCGAGACATGCAGACACGCATCGGCATCGCCCTGCGCAAGCTCGGCTGTGGGCGCATCGAAAAGCGTAACGGGATGGTCCGTTATTGGTACACGCCACCGGCAAGGGAAACCGCGCGCGTAGGTGGTGTTCAACCAGGGGAAGGGGGCCGCAATGGCGCGCCATTCTAGCCCCGAGGTTAGGAAGGTTGGGCAGAGGTTGGGAAGCCCGCAACCCGCATGGATAAAGGGGGTTCCTAACCTTCCCAACCTTCCCAACCTGTTTTGCTTTCCCTCATGTGTAGCGCGTGCCATGCACGCACGTATACGCGCGTGCGTAACACCCGCCACACATACAACACCTCATTTCAGGTTAGGAACGTTAGGAAGGTTAGGAAGACGCCCTGTTTACGGGCCTTCCAGCCTTCCCAACCTCTGCCCAACCTTCCTAACC